AGGTAGTGCTTCTGCACAAGTTCCACTAATGGGATCAGTAGTTGCAACAACACTTACTTCAGAAGGTACAGGAACAGATCCACAGGATTTTGATACAGTATTACCAAGTGACACAAAGAAAACAATTAACCTAAGTCTACACGCAGCAAGAACTGTGCTTAGAGACCTGGGAGGTATTGATGTTAACGATATGGGTCGTATCTTAGGTAACGCTATTGCAACAGCAGTAGATAAAGAAATCACAAGTAAAATGGTTGACATGAACAGGCAAGAGATTGCAGCTGGTAACTTAGATTTAGAAGAAATCTTTACAGCCGTAGGATCAATCCGTGGCGCAGGTGAAGGTGGAACGTTATACGGTATCGTATCAACTAACCAATACGCAAACCTATTAGGTGCAATTGGTTCAAACAGTTTTGCTGGTGGTGAATTCCAGAACACAGCAATGCGTAATGGTTTCTTTGGAAACATTGCAGGCGTTGAGTGTTATGTAAGTTCATACTTAAACAACACTGTATTAGGCACAACACTTAACCCAGCAATGGCAATCTTCTCACAAGATGCAATGAGAATGGCTGCACAAGGCGGAGTAAATGTAGAAGTTGCTCGTCGTCCAGAAGCGGTTGGTTTTGATATTGTAGCAAGTATGGCACAAGGTGCTATATTAGTTGACGCAAGTCGTTCAGTTCTAATTGTTGACGCAGCATAATTCATATAAGTTAGGGTGTAGTGTAATGCTACACCCCTTTAAAGGAGAACAGAATGGCTATATTCACAGAAGATAATATCGTAGAATACTTTCCTGATTTACACAATTATGGGATACAAGACTTCAATGATATGATCTCTAAAACTGAATCAGATATTCATAGGCTCCTACGCATTGAGTGGTTTCCAACACTGCGAACAAGCAGTGGTGATTATGATCCCACAAAGGTGAAAGACAGTCAACTCACTCGTAGTGCAGTTTACTATTGTTTATTCAAATACATACTTCCACAGTTAACACAGTGGGCAGTAGAAGGTGATAGTTTTCAAACACAAATTGAATTCTATAGCAGAGCCTTTTATGATGAATTTGATCTAGCAAAACGTGAATTGTTTTATGATTGGAATGATGACGGAACTTATGATGAAAGTGAACGAGAACTACAACCCAGACAAAGGTTAGTTAGATGAGTAAACGTAACAATATTACAAACAATGTTGTTCAAATACTCACTGACAGTAACGATCCAAAACCTGTATTTGTAACAAGAGAGGTGATAGAAGTTGAAAAATTGGCTAGAGCACAATTTCCAGCAGTTGTTGTCAAAAGCGGCGACGAAACCAGAACTGAGTTTACTATGCAAAGTATCCTTGGCGAGCGTAGGAGCATTTTTAATGTTGTTTGCGATTGTTATGTTACTGGCACAGATATTGATCGTCAGCGTAATGACATTGCTGAGAGAGTTGAAGAAGCTCTCGTTGCAGATCGTTCACGCGGTGGTCATGCACTAGATACAAGGTTAGCAGACTTAACAGTTGACGAAGAAGTTGATACAAGATTTGGTCTTATTACACTAACTTTTGAGGTTGAATATATCTACACTAGAGGAGAAGCATAATGCTTTTAACCAACGGCAAGAAAACATACAAGTTGCTTGACACAGAGCAACATCAAATCCAAACACTACAAAATGCAGGATATACTGAGGTAGGATCTGAAAAGAAAATACCAAAGTTGAAGATGACGGTTAAGCCAGATGTGATTCCTGTAGAAGAGCCAACTATCTTAGAGGAGAATAACAATGGCGGCGATTAGAGGAAATAATGGTGTATTAACAATTGGAAGTGGCAAAGTTGCCAGTTTAACAAGTTACACATTAGACACAACACAAGACACTGCAGAAACTTCTGCAATGGGCAACACAGGTAGAACCTATCTTAAAACAATGCACGGCTTTAGCGGCAGTGGGGACTTTATTTTTGAAGGTCCAAATTCAGCAGCACAACACGAAGTTATTGCTGCATTAGACTTTGCTGCTAGTTCAGCTGAAACAGTGACACTGATAGTGTTTCCAGACAGTGACGGATCAACTGGTGTAAGTACATCAACACAGTTCAATGGTAATGTTATTTTAACTGGTTACAGTATAACAGGAAGTTTTGATGGCGTTGTGACAGGAAGTTTAACCTTCCAAGGCACAGGCACACTATCAATGGTTGTTGTATAATATTATATGTTAAAAATAAGTGTCAATAGCAGGATTATTCCGTTTTTTAGACGACTAAAAGTGTCAACTTCAAAGCGACTTGCTATTGACATTTTTAAAGGTGTTAAGAAGTTAACGCCTGTCCAAACAGGACGAGCAAAACGAGGATGGAGAATGCTCCGTAGGCGTTTTGGAATGATAGTAATCAATAATGTCCCTTATATAAATTATTTAGATCAGGGATCCAGTAAAAAAGCGCCAAGAGGGATGACCCGTCCAACGCTTGAAAAATTAAATACAAGGAACAGAGTAAGATGACAACTAATCCAGTACTAGCAAAAGCAGTAGAACATTTTAAAAGTAGAGAAAATGATCTTAAAGAATTACATGTAGAAGAGTGGGATACCACAGTCTATTATAGAGAAAAAGGCGCTTTTAAAGACCAAAGTGCAATTATGCAATTACACCAACAAGGTAAAGTAGTTGAGGCACTAGTAGAAACTATTGTCGTAAAGGCCTTAGACTCAACAGGTAAAAAAATGTTTCAACCCGCAGAGCGTGTGGTGTTGTTAAATTCAGCTGACCCAACTGTGTTAGTGAAGATTGCAACTGAGTTAAATAAAGTTGAAGATGACTACAACCTAGATGACACAATAAAAAACTAAGGGAAGATTCAGATTTACGCATTATGTGTTTTCTGGGTCAAAAACTAAAAAAAAGCCTAGATGAAATAGGTGAGCTGAGCAAAGCAGAAGTTTTCATTTGGATGGCTCATTTTAAACTAGAAGCAGAGGAGGCCAAACGTAGTGGAACAAACCGTTAAAGTTAATCTTGATACCAGAGAATTTGACAAAGGTATAAACAAGATGAATCAAGGGTTTGGTGGCCTTGCTTCAACAATTGGTGCAGCAGTTGCGGCACTTGGAACTTTTCAAATTGGAAAAAGTTTATTAAACACCGCAAGAGATATTGAAAACTTAGAGTTTCAGTTAAGATCCTTAACAGGAAGCACAACTGAAGCATCAAGAGCAATGGAAATACTTAAAGAATTTGCAAGTACTGTTCCGTTTGAACTTGAGTCAATCCAAAAAACTGCTCCAGCACTATTAAGTGTTGCACAAAACACAGAAGAACTTAATCAAATATTGGCTATAACTGCTGACATTGCCGCGGCAAGTGGACTTAGTTTCCAAGAAGCAGGACTACAGTTACAGAGATCATTTAGTGCAGGAATTGGCGCCGCTGATTTATTCAGAGAAAAGGGTGTTAAGTCAATGTTGGGCTTCCAAGAAGGAGTTCAGTATACTGCCAAGCAAACTAAAGACTTAATTATGAATGGATTTGCTGATAGCACTATAGCCATTGCAGGAAGTGCTAAAAAGATGGCAACTACCTTTGATGGTCAGATTAGTATGATTATGGATAAGTTTGGTCTATTCCAACAAGCTGTAATGGATAGTGGTCCATTTGATGCACTAAAAGCGGCAGTTACACTTGCTAATGAGCAATTAGAATCACAATTTGGTACTATGAAAGAAGCAGCTGAACAGATTGGACAAGCAATAGTTCAAGCAACATTTGATGTGCTATTATTTGGTGCAAAAGTTATGGATGGCTTAAAGCCAGTATTTGACTTTGTTGGAAAAAGTGTAGCTCATTTAGTAAACTTTGCTGAAGGTATACCTGGTTACATCAAGGCACTAGGTATTATTGGATTTTTATTACTTGGTATAAAAGGTAAGGCAGTGGTCCTTATTGTTGCTGGTGTGTTTAAGCCCATTATGAAACTGATCAATGGCTTACAAGAGTTAACAGGGTCTGCAGCTCAAGGATTGGCAAACTTCTTTAAGGCATTAGGTACAGTTGGTACTGCAAGACACTTTCAGAAACAAGCTGATGCTATAGCACTTTCAGTTTTGAAATTTAATCAGAAG